GCAGTAAGACCCTGACGATATTGGTCAGTTTGCTTAGCACATGCTACACGGCGAGCAACGAACTCATTGCTGATAACTGCACCGGTTGAAGTGACGGCATAGGTAGGACGAATTGTCTTACGACCTGCCTTCAACTTGCCAGTAAAAGCAAGAGTGCCATTTTGAAGTTGACGGTCAGTTGATACCAACTTAAGACCAGAATTAAGCAAGTTTTGGAATTGCTTTGAGCGTTGAACGCTTGCGAGGGTTTTAGCGATTGTCATATTTAGTTTCCTTTTTCTTATACATCAAATTTTCAAAGCATTTCTGCTTTGTTTTGAAACATCATGTTCCAAAATCGTTTATTGGGCTGGGAAGATTTTATCTAACAGACCAACGTTATCTTTATGGGACGGTGAAGTCCAACCTGCGGGTTTAATCAAGTCTGGGAACCCATAAGGATTAGGACGACCGGGTTTAACTCCTGGAGATTTTTCCATATTCTTAGAATGAACTTCATTCCATGCTTTGTAAGCATCAACACCCATAACATCGAGAGTGCCGATTGCAAAAACGATATTATCAATCAGTGCATCAACGATGCCATCAGCATCACCTTCGTCAAATGCAGTCTTTGCTTCATTAACTTCTTCTTGAACCATATCCAAACGGAATTTCAGATAGGTCTTAAGTTGCTCGGCAGATAAAGTTTGAACAACCTTATTAACACCGAATTTAGTGTGCATGTCTTCGATGTCTGCAGCCCAGAATGTAGGATTAGTATTTGTCATATTGATTATTTGTTATTGGTAAAAATATTTATGGAGGATTTATTCAGTCTTTAATCACTCTTCGTTCAGTTTCTTGAACAACTTCTTTACATCAGATAGAATGATTTCGACATTTTCTTTAGGGTCGCTTTCACCAAACAGGATACGATCCCATTTAGCAGCAGTTCCCCATTGCATTTCAGTAGTGAGCATAACCTGAAATCTTGATAGTGCAGTTTTTACAATCTTGCAGGAGCAATTATATACGTCAGCATCTGAGCATTGACTAAGTGCCTTGCTCAAATCCTGTTCTACTCTGTTCTTAAAACGCTCAAAGCGAACTTCGGGGTCGGTGTGCACATAATATTTCAAATGACCTGCTCCCATGTCTAAAGCAGGTTTGACGTAGTGATCAATGCCAGATGGTTCAACAATTAAGAATGCCATCCCCATAGAAAGTTTTGTTTGGAATTCTTTTCTGGTAACACCATAACGAGTGCCATTGAAGATTGCAAGTTCAGCAAACTGATCCATTGCTCCCAGCATTATGGATTCTTCTTCTGATATAAAGAAATAATCAATACCTTCTTTTTCTCCAGCACGGGGTTTTCGAGTGGTTGTTGAAATAAGGCAAGGCAGTTTTGCTTCGTCTCGAATATAGTTGAATAGATAACTTTTACCTGCACAAGATGGCGCAGTCAAGGTTATTAAAATAGGTCTAGTCATTTATTAATCTCCAGTTGGATTGATTCTACTTCAGAAATGGTGTTAAAAGATTTTGTGGGATAGTCTGTCTCATAGACATACATCGGATTATCCGAGTTAAACAAATAGTGGAAGGTGTAAAGCAATGAAAGTTCTCCGCCTGGAGTCATATATCTGCCATTCTTCCAATATGCAGCATCAAGTCTTTCGAGTGCATTCAATAGACAGTGTCTATCAAATCTAAATACTGATTGATCATGGAATCCTGTTGGATGATTTTCACCATACTTAGAAAAATCTGCTGCCAAACACTTCATGTCACCATCAACAAACAGAGTAACGTATGGGTTATTTTCTCTTACACCTGGGATTAATCCTGCCCCTTCTAATCGTCTTGATAGAAGTTCATCAATGATATTTCCATCTTCAAAGAAAACATCTCCCCAACAGACAACGATATCCTCTGACAGTGGGTAGTGTGTTTTTAATATCGGTGCCTTATCAAGAGCAACTTTAACTGCATGTCCATCACCCAAACCAGATTTGATAGGGATCAAGACAACATTTTTAATGTCATCAAGTTCATACCCATTGTAATCAACTTCATTATAGAGATACTTGCTCCATACATCTATAATATCAATATTGACAACGATAAAAACGTTATTGAACTTATGCCCGATCCGTTTTAAAGTTGACGTTAAACACGGTTCACCGCCAGCAATGGGGATAAGTGCCTTTGGGATATTGCTTCCCATCCGCGAACCCTTACCTGCCGCTATAATATAAAGATCTTGTTTCATTTTAGTATTGTAACTCCGAATGTCTGCAATAAAACATGAATCAGAAATGCTGTTTCAGCAGGTGACTTCACCTTAATACATCTCAGATTTGGGTATTGCTTGGATAACTGTTTAACAGCATAATCATTACCTGAATCAAGTTCATCCCCAACATAAAATACTGAGTAAGGATTGTTCTTTAACACTTCCTTTACAGCAAGCGTCTTAGAAATTCCCTTCTTAGATATTTCGATTGTTGATCTACCAGAAGAAGTTATTTCCCACGTATTAGGCATGCCAATTTCATTAATGTAAAATTTATACTTCAAAAGTTCAATGATTGAATTGCGATATTCTGGGTCAATAGGTTTAAGAGCAATAACCGTATCACCACGATTCTCAATCTTAGAGACTGGGATATGTGCTTCACGAAGTCTGCTATTAACAAGAGCAATTTCTGCTCGACCGAGAGTCAGTTTATCATCTAAATGTCTCACAAACTTAGGTGTTTGTTCCTCATCAGCATAATGCAGTGGATAATAATACTTGTTCACACCACCATCAGCATATACGGTAATATCTGGGACCATAAAATTCATCGGCATCATACTATTATCAATGACATTATCTTTCAGTTTAAGATTTAATGCCTTTACACTATTCCCAGTGCATATAGAAATCCCACAATCTTTCTCATTTAGAACATTGATGCCCTTAATGTTGTAGTTAGAAGATTCGATAAACTTATTACCACGTCCAACCAAGGTATCATCATAATCAAAGATGATTGATTTAGGAATATTATCGTTTATACCGAAATAGGTCTTAGCGACTGCATGTGCCAACCTATATGGGTTATGTTTAGATGGAGATTTTCCACTTAACCCGTCTCTAATAAATTCCATATCAAAGTAATTTACAGATGCACATTGATCTGCAGAATCCCCATTAATAGAAGACATCCTAACATGCCCAGAAGTGTCAATGATAAGGTTGATGATTCCCGCTGGCATATAAGATGAGGTTAGCAAGTCAATAATATCACCTGGTGTTTGTCCGGGTGAATCCTTGTCTGGTTGTCTATTCATCACCATCAACAACTTAGCATCTGTTTCTGCTATAGCACCATAGAATCCTATTGAAGCATAAGTAGGTATCAGAGATGACCACTGAGTTCCACTTGACATGATGATAAGGTCAGCATTAAAAATAGCATCCTTTGCTTCATCACATAAAGTCGGTTTCATATCCTCGCCATTGTGATCAACAAAGAAAAGATCTTCAAACGGATCTTCTTCATTGCCCCAACATACAATATCTCCCTCATCGGTTACTCTGACCCCAGATCGGGTAATAGCACCAAGAAACAATGAGCGATCATCATTGAGAATGACATTGTCTTTGATGCCCATTAACCTGGCCATAATGGTTGCTGCTTTACGAAGTGAATACCCATTTTGCTTTGCCAACCCAGCATAGATAATGTTTGCTAACGAGAAATCATTGTAGTCGATTTTGACAGCATCAGGAGTTCTGAAATATTCGGTAACTGCATCTCGTAATGGTTGAACAGTTTTGAAAACTTCTTCTCTTCCACCAGATAGTGCAGTGTCAAATTTATTGATTTCACCAATACAAAAATCCTCTGCTTTATCAGAAGTAGATGTAAAACGGATATCAAGAAGTTTGTGCCAAGGAGATTCTGGTTGCTCCAACTTCAATCGAGTAGTTTGATTCTTGCGAACATCAGATGGACCAAGGATTCTGCCACCCATAACTTTACGGACACTTCCGGTACTTAGGCCATTATCGTAGGCATTAGTCAAGATTTTGATATCGACTTCGTCTTTAGATAGGGATTCTAGAGTATTGTAAAGCCCAGTTTGCAACGCAATAGAGCCAGTGCCACCAGCAAGAATAACGATTTTCATTTTATTTCCTTTTTAAGTTCCGGACAACTTTATTTACGGGATTCTGATAATGTTTTTATCTGATCAACGAATGATTCGCAATATTCCCTGCCATCAAATGCAATGGCAGAGATTTGATCTTCAACAATCTGCCTTCGCAATGAGATATCGGATTTTAACAGTTGGATTTTCTCTGTCAACTCTTGGCGATCCTTTACATACAAGAAGTTTGATAGGATTGGGTCTCGACCATACACTCGACGAAGTTTATCCATGTCATTGTCGATGAAAGTAACAACAGAAGACCAAATAGATTCGTATGCCCGCTGTGGAACATCAGAAATCTGTTCATAATAGGGGTCACCGATAACACAGTGTGCCATTGCCTTGTTCATTTTGGGTAGCATCTCGTCATACTTTACTGGTCCGGTAAATTCTGGAGGTCTCTGCCCAGTCAGCAACCTTGAGTCAAAATCTTTCCATTCGATTTTACCAAACATTTCAACACTCACTGAATCTGGGTGACCGAAGTAAAACTTCACCATCTTCTTAGCACGCTTACCACCTCGCATCGTACCACCATATGATAAGTCGACTTCTGGTGTTTTGTTGAAAGGTAGTTGCCCATTCAAACATGGGAACTTCTCGAATGGGAAGTGAACTGCTAATGCTGGAACAACTTCATTCTTTTTCAAATCATGGATAACTTTTACGACATCATGAGGTTGAGAAAGATAGATAATATCTGACCGTCCGACATGAAGCATTTCTTGAGACCAATTACCAGCCCAAGGTTTCTTTGATACCGATGGCCAGACTTGCTTCAATGTAAGTTCAGGGTCGCAGTAAATATAGAACACCTTCTTCGGAAATACATTGATGATGGTGTAGTTAAGCAACTGCTCTGGGTCTTCTGCACCACCAAAGAAATTTAGATTGCCATTCAAAACAACCAATGCATCATACGCTTGTAAAGATGCAGTTACTATTGAATCGCCCAGATTATGCCAATGATAATCTTCAACAAGGGTATCCTTCTTCAAAATCTTTGTATAGATATGAACTTCGGCCCCACCTCGCTTAAGCATTTTACAAATACTCCGTGCTTCACCATTCGCCCCTGAAGTATCATTCGCATTAAAAGAGATGCGAGATCCAATTTTTATTACTGCTACTTTCATGTTGTTGCTTCTTGTAAGATGTCTTCTTTAGATTTAAAATTACCATCTGGTGCGGTGACGCAAATGGTTTTCTTATTAGAAAATATTGATTTTTCAAATGCTTCTAAAAATAAGTCCTGTTCTTGGGCACGTTTATTTACATCAAATGATAACCCATCATCAACAAAATGTTTTGATACTGAGAAGTCTTCTATAAGGAGAATAAGTTTGGCATCCCAACGACTACCCATGTCATGATCACGCTCAAGATCATAAATATAATCACCAGAATACCCTCTATAAATTGGGGAGTAAACGGCTTCGCCAAGATGCGCCCTATCGAAGATAATTTTTGCCGGCGACCGTATAAGATCGAACATGTTTTCGAAGCTCGCCCGCTGATACATGTAAGCACTTTGTTCGGAAGGGATTTTCGAAGTGGATCTGTCATTGTAAAACTTTAGTGATTGGGGTTTGCCATAATGGATAACTTGATAATATCCATACTTATCCTGGATGGATTGAGTTAGAGAACTTTTACCAAGTCTATCTAACCCTTCGAGGATGAATTTATTTATCATTTGCAATCACATCCGCAACCACCGCAGCAGCCTTTACCTTCTTTTTCTGAAATTTCAATGATTGCACTTTCATATTCTGTTTCCGGTGTTACACTGAAGTTCATTTCTTCTTCAAGATCAATGCTATTTAATCCTACTTCTCCAAATACACCACAAAGATCAAATGCTGCATCTTTGTATTTGTCACCTTCGCCGCCGAGTCGAACAGAATATACGAGATTAGCAATCAGTTCGAGTTCTGTCTCAGTCAGATTCAAACGATAGAGGCCTGATTTCGGTTTGTGTTTTAGTTTTAGTTTCATGTGTGCTCCTAAATATGTGTTATTATATCACGTGTCTTAACAGATAAGAATCTTATCCTGCGATAAGTTCATTGATCTCATTTAACCTGTGGTGAATGTGCTCAAGTTGTTTTGTATATTCTCCTGTTCCTAAAATTGCAAGTGCAATATCTGAACACATAAGATCATCAAGTTTCATTCTAAGTTGACGTGCTTCGGCACTAAGTGCTATTAGTTCATCATCTGTCATTATAATTCTCCCAACAATGATTTTCATAATCCCAGTGTCTATTATCTCTAATGCTGAAATTAAATTCTAAACCGAGTAGAGCAAGTTCTATAACCAGCCCAGCATGATCTCGCCACTTTGACCACTGAAATAAAATGGTCAAAAATGATGGGGAGCATTTGAAGAACTCTATTTCCAAAGTTTTATGCTTTGATAATCCCCAGCTCTTTGACATGAGGGGCATAATATTACTTCTGTAATATGGCCCATTTATTGATAATTGAAAATTTAACATTTGAAGAACCTTGGCCACTTGTTGGTGGTGCGATAGTATTCATATCCCGTTAAGTAAGGCACTAAGTCTGCCAACTCATCTACCGGGAATGCTCGCATACGCCATTCATCATCTTCTGAAGGGTGCGTTTCTTTTGTCAGGAAGAATAGATTTGAAATGCTCAAGTCTGTTTGTTCTTTGAAATATTTTTGAAGGTCTTCTATTGTTATCATAATTACCCCTAGATGAATTTGGTAAAACGAAGATTAAATTCGTTTTTCCATATGTTCCCATTCCCACTAAATACCCGCTGTCCCTGCAAATCCAAACAATATGATGTGGCGTGATCTGAAATGGATCTAACTGATCTACCAAATCCTTGGACCATTTTCATTATCGTGATAGTGTTATAAAGATCAGGATGATGGTCTAAGATAAACTTATAACGTTTGTCGCCAAGGTTTGGAAATGGTGCCTTCACAACAATCTGAAATTTTGAAAGATCACCTGGCAAATCTACACCTTCCCATAGCGATGGTGAAATAAGAAGTGCTGGACCACCTGTATATTGTTTGAATATATTCAGGATAGTTTCTAACTTCTCGCCTTGCTTCTGTTCAAATAATTTATATCCATATTTATTCTGGAGCGGACCAATTTCTGCAACCAATTCATTCTGAACTTTAAATGATGGGGTAAGAATAATTCCTCTCTCACCATCTTCAACATGCTTCTTAACAACCCTTGCTACATTTTTACGAAGTGCTTTTACGGTATCTGGGTTTTGTAATGAAGTATAGTTTAGTGAAAGCGGATCAAAGAACACAACTTCTTTATTTTCTTTCGGAAATGTAGGTTTAAGTTGTATAAATTTTGTCTTAGTCGGGTCAAGATGCAATGTCTTGATCATGAAGTTATCAGTAATAGTTGCTGACATAAACAAATTATGTGGTGAACATTGTAATGCATCCATCATCTCACCAACGAATACAGGTTTTACAGATACTGCTTCATCATCCTCTTTATATTCGAATACGTGTTCATAGTTGTAGTTAAACAAATCATCAATCTTGCATGCAAGACCTTCATACTTCTTTGTGAAGCGAGTAAGTTTTGTGTATTGACCCATTGATCCAGAACGAAGTGCCCGAGTTGCTGCTAATACACCTTGCTCTTTAGCGTAGGTATAAACTTTGTGGAGAGCATTCAGATACGATTGATAATTTTTCTCATTGATCTTATCCTTCTTACCACAGTCTGATCCAATAGAAGTAATTATTTTAGAGATTTCCAAATCAGTTAGGCGAACGGTATCTGCAATCTCTTGGGCCATCTGTTGCATTCGCTTCTTGGAGAAATAGATTGCATTGTGTTCAGAGAATAGATCATTGATCAAGTGCGCTTCATCCCATATTAGCAAATCTCTATCTTCAAATTTCCCAGTATACATCCTGTCGATAAAGAAGTAGGAGTAGTTTGTAGTGAGATGACGAATTGTGTTCTTTAACTTCTTTACTTTCAGAAATTCGCACTTGTCGCAGTGGTTATGAATAACATTTTCAAACTCAGATCCATTCTGGACCATTGTAAACCAAGCACAAGCATCAGCAGTTTCTGGTTCCTCAGTAGATAAAGCGGTGCAAGGATAATTGTTTGCACCCTTGATCATGATATACTTTTTATCTTTAGCAAGTTCTGAAAAAGTAGCATCGTACTGCTTGCTAAGGACATTGGTCGAACAAAGACTAATGCTTGCTTTGAAAGCGGTATCCAATCCACCCCGAATAGCAGTCAATGCTTCAGCAGTTGCTGCGCCAATCAAACTCTTGCCAGTTCCTGTGCTCGCATTCAATACAACATTCTGAATTTTCTCATCAATGAATGCTTCTAGGATTTGGTTTACTGCATCCTTCTGCCCATCACGCGGGGTAAACCCGAGACGACCAAATGCCTCATCAATCTGTTTTTCATATTTCATACTAATTCTTCAATGATGCCGAGAACTTCAGCAAGAATAATCATTAACCCAGCAGAAATAAATCGTTGATTAATGAGCAGTGCACCTGCAATAACTCGACATGCACTTTTAACAAAACTAATTTGTTGATGTAATTTCGGATCTGGTTGTCTCATTTTCTTTTACCTTTGTCCAAAGGCTCCAAGGTTTATTTGTTGCTGACCCGTTCAAAACATACTGACACTCACATACCGGCGGGTGCTTAGCATTTTTAATCATGTGATTAAAAAACTCATCACTAATATGTCTGCCACAGTTATGATAGCATTTATACATCTGATGGGGTGTCGAGAGGATGAACTAAACCTGGTTGCCTATCACCATAGTAAACTTTATCTTCTACTGCAGTGACACAGACAATAGGGAGTGTTTGGTTAAATTTTTCATCTTGACCGTCGTGCTTGATGATAGAGCAGGCAGTCATTTGACCTTCTAACTGCCTGTCGAGTTTTGATAGAAGCGTAAGAAGATTTCTACGAGAGAGATAAATTTGATGCATTATTTTCCTTAATTAAACGTAATTTGGTTGTTAAAATTTCTTCAGCATATGGGTATGTTCCCTTAAACAATGCCCTATAATATTCAACTTCTGTTTCTGCATCCTCTATTCGCCCATAAAGTTCTTCTAACAATTCTTTTCGTTGGTAAACATCACCATTCTTAATAACATCATCCCAACGTTTTAAATCTTTGCATACTTGACATTCACACATTATGGATACCCCTCTAAATCTACATTATCATTTAACCAGAATTTCTTTGAAGTGATTTCCTTATATGCTTCAAAAAAGCAACAATCCTCAAGTAAAATTCCCAATTTAGGTTTAGAGATAAATTTAGAAAAGTTATATGGTTCTTTTTCGCCAGTCACATAGTTGATAAGTGGGGGTTCAGAACTTCTAATCTTCTGATACATTTTAACTAGTCCAGTTATCAATTTTTCACCCTTACTGGAAACTACACCACCTATATAAATGTCATCATTGAGAGTAAGATGTAATTCCCAGATTAATTCTGTCGCATATCCTTTTTTATTAAGTGATGGATTAGAAGCGGTAAACAGAAAGTTATTAATACTTTGCCCATTAATTTTAATTTTATCAAATTTTGCATATGAAACAATTACGTCATCTACCCACAAAGAGTAAATATCCTGATCATCCATCTTTACTTGTTTTATAAATTTGTTAACATTAATCTGTTTTAGTTCTTTTGAATTTTTATAATTTTCTATTTCATTATCCCATTGATCTTGAGTTAAATCGAAACCCAATGGGTTTCGAACTGCCATTTCTTTTAGTTCTGATAACTTCATATCAAACTTTTGGGTAATTTACAGGGTCAACAAGATAATAATGTCGCGCATAAACATGGAGACTACCAACATTCCAGTAAAGATTACCAACTGGATAACCTAACTCTCCAGCAAGTTTAGCAAGGACATGCATTTGCCATGCTCTATCTCCCTTGTACCCGAATACTGCATCATTGCTTCGCATCTGAACAACAGCATGAAGATGACCATCCCGAACAAGATATTGAACAGTATTAGTACAGATAAAATCTGACATCCGTTTTTGTTCACCTGTGTTATATTCTGTCCAGATTGATGGTCGAGTATAAATCATAATTGCTCGACGACTTTCGGGGTTGATTTTTAATTCGGTTTTTGCACATTCATATTGATGACCATTTTTCTCGGACCAGATTAAATGACCGTAATTGCTGTTAATAAATCCATCCTGATCAGCAACTGCTTTCCAAACTGCTGGGGCACCACCTGGAATATCATTGACATTAAGAGATTGGGAATAATACCACTCTTCTTCTCGCTTCACGTAATCCCAGTTAACGTCACCAAAGATTGATGGTTCATCGGCAATGAAGTTAGCGCTAACGATTTCGATTGTGGTGTTGCCAACCAGGTCAGTCATTGACCCTTCACGATTGACTGTTGTGAATTGTTTATCTTCTAGGAGTTTTTGGAAGAGATGGCGAATGCTTCTAGTTTTTAGATGGGACATTTTAATTCCTTTTTGAATTGTAATGTATATTTTATAACATTACCAATCAAAAGAAATCTTCAATCAGAGTTTTTCTAAGACCTGTTTTATCCAATCAGATGTTGCGATGTCTTCAGTCTTTTCATAGGTGCCTGGATCTCCCCTGAGGCAAAGGTAATCACCTTCAAACCATATCTCACTTTCCTTGCCCCTATTTGTAAGAGCAGGATAAGAAGTGTAAGTTTTGATGCCTAGATTTTTCGGGGTGATTTTTTCTTTCAACCATTCCATAAGAGAACGAGTGTCAAAAATATGTTCAAATCCCATTACCTCACCAAAGAAATCTTCTAATTTAGGACTATCAATCTTGACTTGGTTATCATCTACGAAATAGATAAGTTTTTCTATGTTATCAGAAAGTTTTTGAATATCTTTAAGGGTAAAATTATTAATCTCTGTGGTAAACAAACCAACCATTAGTTTTTTAAGTTTTGCTTGATCCTTATCATCGTCATCCAGTAAATGAAGAACACTTCTTACACCAGCACGCAATTCCTGAACCCAGCCCATCATATCCATTATCCCATCACTGCTACCATGGGTAGGGTCAAGCATGTTGAAATCATTAGGAGCACTTGCAAATAATTCTACATTGTCAAACGGGATTATTAACCACGTGGCACCCCCAAATTGTTCTGCTGTTCTAATATTTGGTGCACATGAACTTGAAAGATTTCTTCTTGGCACACCCTTCCATGCCTGAGATACATAGTCCATTACAAGATTATCACCAGTAGTAGATTTTCTTGGTTCAGTTCTTCCAGTAATAGTAGTAGCTTGATAATCGCCAACTCTAGTATAAATGTTTGTATGTGTCGAACGATACAGCGGCAATGCTCTACCCGACACCAGCGCTTTGAAATTGTTAGGACAGTTTGCTTTTATAGTAGTTATTAAGCTGTCAATCGCTTTATCATTTCGACTTACTTTATCTTTCTTAAGAGCTGCATTCTCTTCGTCAGTATAGGTCGAACCTACTGGCCGCATAACAACCTCAAATAATTCTTTTACTTTCATAATTCTTTAGGGACCGGTAGTTTTAATCTTTCTAATTCTGATTTGCAAGCAGCAACAACTTCATCAGCATTTTTCATTTTCTTTATCTGCCTGATGACATTTTCTGCAGACATAATGTCTTTTGCTTTGATGCCTTTACCAAATACATACTCAGCAATATGGTCGGGGTTATCTGTAATCTCTGGGTCATGAGAGAACTTTACTTTCTTACCAAGAGATTGTAAGTGTGCTTCTATTTCTTTAGGGTCTACTTTGTCTAACCCTTTGTTATACTTACCGGTTTTAGCATTGACCTTTGCCATCTTGAACAAACGTTCCATACCCAAATCCATCTTGATAGATTTTGATGCTCTAACAACTGCTCTACCATCTTCATCTCTCATAACAAAGTCTTTACCAGGTTCTTGGGTATGAGCAAGTGCTGTCATGAGGATAATATTTCTTACTGCACCGGGGTATTCTGAACCAGCGCCTTGTTCCGAATGATAGATAAACTTTGCCCAATCTTTGTTGTTCACAAACATCAAGTCAACCTGAACTTTCTTGCCATTCACTGGGACTGCATAAGAACCAACTCTAGTTCCAGAATTATAACCGCCTTCATTGTTGGTAGCATCTAGCATCTTTTTGTTAATGTCTTCTACATCCGATTTTTCTAATGAGAATGCAATGTCGATGTCTCCACTATCCTTTTTCTTTCCAAGGAGAGTAAGTTCTGTTGAACCTAGCAAGTCATTTTTAAGAGTATCATAAGAGACCCCAAGCGCTTTAGAAACAAACTGAAGTGCACCTTTAACGTCAGAAGCATCAGCTCGCTGTACGTCAAATTTGGCAGTAGCATGTCCACCCTCTAATAGAAACTGTTTGAATGTTATCATTACCTATCCTTAAATCATTGATTATTTATGGGGTTTTGTTTGTGTTTGTTCTTAAGCAGGTCTTATTCTATAAATATTTGAAATTGAGTATGTCTTCGTGCATTTAGGAGTAAAGAATATGTTATTTGATGGTATCAAGCTTGTTGAAGGCTCAGAAGTTCAGAATCTGGTTATTGACGTAGGATCTGTATTCCCGCCAACCCCTAATTTAGGGGAAATGTACTATCTTAATATGGATTTGCCTGGCAATCCGATCGGCTTGTACATTTACGATGGCATATATCCAAGCGGTGTTTGGCAATTTCAGCTCAACACGAATGTTTCAGTTTCATCAATGCTTCCAAATATTATATCTGGTGGAACATTTAAATCTATTACTGTAGATACGACAGGTCGAGTAACAGCTGGTACAAATCCAACAACATTGGTTGGATATGGCATCACTGATGCACAACCACTAGGTTTAGATTTAACGGCAATCGAAGCGTTATCTGGCACATCTGGCCTTTTACAAAAAACCGGTGCTAATACTTGGACGTTAAACACCAATGCGTATCTTACCGGAAACCAAGCGATAACTATTACCGGCGATATCTCTGGTATAGGATCAACATCTATTGCTACTACGCTTGCAGACACTGCGGTAACTGCTGCATCATATGGTACTGCTTCTTCTGTTCCATCGATCACTGTTGATAGTAAAGGCAGATTAACTGCAGCATCCAATACTGCTATTGTCATTGCTACGTCTGCCGTTACTTCCGGAACATTTGCTGACGCAAGAATTACAGCATCTAGTGTGACACAACATCAGGCAGATTTAACCATTTTAGAAAGTCAAATTACTGATGGTGCTATATTTGCAAGACTTGGAAGTGCTGAAACTATTACAGGAAATTGGTCTCACACTGGCATATTAACAATACAAGAACCTGTTTCTGCATCTCAAGCAGCGTCTAAACAATACGTTGACAATGCAGTCTTAGGTCTTATTTGGAAACACCCAGCTGATATAGCGACTACTACAAATATTTCTTTAGCAGGTTTACAGACTATTGATGGTGTTTCAGTGACGGATGGCATGCGAGTGCTGGTCAAAAATCAAACTACCACTGCTGATAATGGCGTTTATGATGCAAGTTCTAGCGCTTGGGTTCGCTCAACCGACTTTGATCAAATTGCACCGATTAATGAAATTAATTCTGCTAGTATATTTGTATCGCTTGGTTCAACTCAAGCAAATTCTGCTTGGACACAAACCTCTACCGTTACTACCGTCGGTACTTCACCGATATCATTTGTTCAATTCTCTGCATCAGGGGCATTTGTTGCTGGTGCTGGTTTAGTACTTACCGGAAATGTATTTGACATTGGGACTGTATCGACATCTCGTATTGTTGTGAATCCAGATAATATTGATTTAGCACCAACTGGCGTTTCTGCGGACACTTATAAATCCGTTACAGTAGATGCCTATGGTAGAGTTACTAATGGATCAAACCCAACAACTCTTGCTGGATTTGGAATTACAGATGGTCAAACAACCCTACCAGTAGCATCTGCTTCTGCTGACGGTTACTTAACAAGTACAGATTGGGCTTCATTTAATAGTAAGCAAGACAGCGGTTTTTATCAACCGCTTGATCCAGACTTAACTGCTATTGCTTCAATTGCAAATAGCTCCACCGGATTTTTAAAGAAGACTGCTGCTAATGTATGGTCTTTAGATACTTCAACATACCTAACTGCCAACCAGACAATCACCTTGACTGGGGATATCACTGGGGCCGGTAATGGAAGTTTTTCTACAACGCTTGCTAATACCGCGGTTACTACTGGTAGTTACACAAACGCAAATATCACTGTTGATAGCAAAGGTAGAATAACTGCAGCTTCAAATGGAACAGATGGCACAGTAACTTCTGTATCGGTAGCTACCGCTAATGGTATATCTGGTTCTGTAGCTACAGCTTCAACTACTCCAACCATTACACTTACTCTAGGCGCAATTACTCCTTTATCTGTTGCAGCGACTGGGGATGTATCGGGTACTACACATACATCAACTGTTGCCACCGGCACCGCACCTCTTACAGTTGCATCTACCACCTTGGTTACTAACTTGAATGCAGACTTGCTAGATGGAAATCAAGCTTCGGCGTTCGCGACAGCTGGTCACAATCACACCGGGGTTTATCAGCCAATAGGTTCTTATCAACCACTTGATGCAGACTTAACTACTATTGCTGCATTAGCAGATGGGGCAACTGGTGTTTTAAGAAAGACTGGTGCTAATACTTGGTCACTTGATACCGCTGCTTATTCAACAACTACTGGTACAGTGACTTCTGTTGCAGCAATAACACTAACAACATCAGGTACAGATATTACTTCTTCTGTTGCAACTGGAACAACAACTCCGATAATAACGTTGAATGTACCAACTGCTTCTGCTTCTGCTAGAGGTCTATTGTCAGCTGCTGATTGGGGCACCTTTAATGGTAAGCAGCCAGCCGGTTCATATCAGCCGCTCGGCGCTGACTTAACTGCTATTGATGGACTAATCGGTACATCTGGCTTCTTAAAGAAGACAGCTGCTGACACATGGGCTTTAGATACCACAACTTACTCAACAACTGTTGGTACAGTAACTTCTGTATCTATTACATCGGCAAACGGCATATCTGGTTCTGTAGCAACTGCCGGCACTACGCCTGCAATAACACTTACTTTAGGTGCATTGACCGGTACTTCCTTCAATAGCATAACAGGTTTATCTTCTACTGCTCCAGCAATGGATGGAACTGCAACGATTGGTTCTTCTACCACTGTTGCAAAAGCGGACCACGTCCACCCATCAGACACAACTAAGTTGTCTTTATCTGGTGGAACAATGACTGGATCAATTGTTATTCCTGCTGGTCAAGACATCACTTTGACTGACCAGCCTGTAGTCGGTACTGATGCTGCCAATAAGAACTACGTTGATGCCGCCATCACCGGCCTTACATGGAAAAATTCAGCATCTGCTGGTACAACAACAAATATCAATCTTGTTACTGGTGGTCTACTTGTTATTGATGGATATCAGACTGTTGTTGGTGATAGGGTATTGGTTAAAAATCAAACGTCAGCTTCTGAAAATGGTATCTATGCAGTCGCGGCTTTTGCGTGGACGCGATCATCTGATGCAGACACAGGGATAGAACTAAATCATGCAACTATTTTTATTGAGCATGGAACGTCACAAGCTGCTACTGGTTGGACGGTTAATAATGCATCATTGCCTGTTTTAGGTACTGACGCCATCACGTTTATTCAGTTTAATGGTGCTGCTGGTATTACTGCTGGTGCAGGATTAGCATTAACAGGTAATACGCTTTCTGTTCAGGCTGTACAGGCTGGTATTACATCTGTCGGCACATTAAGTTCATTAACAACATCTGGTCAAATTACATCAACCGTTGCTTCTGGCACAGCACCATTCGTTGTAGCATCTAATACCGTTGTTCCTAACTTGAATGCAGATTTACTAGATGGAAACCAAGCAACTGCTTTTGCAACTGCCGCGCACAATCATACGGGCATTTATCAACCACTTGATGCAGACTTAACTGCTATTGCTGGACTAGTTGGTACAGCTGGCTTCTTAAAGAAGACAGCTGCTGACACATGGGCACTTGATACGACAGCTTATTCAACAACGACTGGTACGGTGACTTCCGTTAGTACTGGTACTGGTTTATCGGGTGGACCAATTACATCTGCTGGTACTATTTCTCTTACAAATACTACAGTCATTGCCGGCGCATATACTAATTCAAACATCACAATAGATGCACAGGGTAGAATAACGGCCGCAACAAACGGAACTGCTGGTGGAGTTACATCATTTAATACCAGAAGTGGGGCCATAATATTATCTGGTACAGATGTTACTTCTGCATTAGGATTTACTCCTGGTACATCATCCACAACCGGTACGGTGACTTCTGTTGCTGCTCTAACATTAACTACATCAGGCACAGATATTTCTTCTTCTGTTGCTACTAACACCACAACCCCTGTTATTACGTTGAATGTACCATCAGCATCATCTACATCGCGAGGTCTTTTGACCTCTACAGATTGGGCTATATTTAATGCTAAGCAGCCAGCGGGTACATACCTGACATCAGCTGTAACTACTATATCTTTTGGTACAACTGGGTTAACCCCATCTGCTGCTACTAGCGGAGCGATAACTGTTGGTGGTACTCTAGGTATAGCAAATGGTGGTACTGGAGCATCGACTGCAGCAGCAGCACTAACTGCTATAGGAGCATATTCAAATACTAACCCATCAGGATTTACATCTAACACAGGAACATTAACTTCTGTTTCGATATCAGCTGCAAATGGAATAACTGGAACGAGCTCTGGCGGCACCGCTCCAGCTCTTACTATTTCTCTAGGTGCTATTACTCCTTCTTCTGTATCTGCTACGGGTTCTATATCCGGTTCAGTACATATTTCTACTGTTGCAACTGGCACCGCACCTTTAACTGTAGCTTCTACAACCGTGGTTACCAACTTAAATGCCGACTATTTAGATGGACTACAGGCATCAGCATTTGTAACTAATGGCGCTACATTTTATGTTGGTACTACTGCAATTACTAACAATAGAGCTTCTGCTGCTCAGACGCTTACTGGCATAAGCATTGATGGCACTGCAGGTGCAGCAAATAGTGTACAAGCTCAGGGTGGATTCAACTTAGGACTTTCAACTGCTGGTGCAGTGGTTGGTACTGCCGGTCCACTAGGCCCATATGTTGGTTTTGGTGGTGTATCTAATGGCGCTGGTTTCTCGTTACATAGAGGCGGTGCATATGCTATCAACGTTGGTCTTGATACGGACAATGTATTCCGTATTGGTGGATGGTCTGATGGAGCATCAGTGTATCGTTTGCAATCTGACACAGCTGGCAATTTAACAGTTCGCGGTGATATATCTGCATATTCAGATGAACGCCTAAAAACTAATTGGCAGGATTTACCAGTAGATTTTGTTAATAAGTTATCTGGTGTTAAGACGGGTAAATATGATAGAATAGATAATGGCGAAACACAAGTTGGTGTATCTGCTCAATCACTTCAAGCCATTCTTCCAGATGCGGTTTTAGAAGATAATCACGGAATGCTTTCAGTTGCATATGGCAATGCTGCAATGGTATCTTCGGTAATGTTAGCGAGAGAAATGGTTGAAATGAAAAATTTAATTCAGCAATTAAAAGCTGAAATCGAAATACTTAAAAACAGATAATGCATCTCTTCTTGTCGATAGCAAATTATTCTGGATCAACACTAATCCATAATCTGATAGCTCCATCAGCAGCAACTCTAGCAAGAACGCCAGAAGATTTAGAAGACGTTTTAGAGGGCAATGCTGTATCCTCCAATAATTTCATGTATAAACACCCGTCACAGTTATATACTCGTGATGTTGTATTGAACTGCCGCAACCCATTAGTCTATGATTGGCCAGGAATAAAGAGAGATTGGAATGAAATATGGTCCAAGGATACTGAAGCAAAAGTTTATCTTCAAAAAACTCCACACGACATTTTCAGAGTACAGATGATGTCAGAACAGTTCGAAGATTTGAAATGGATTATTATGGTCAAAGACCCATATGCTTATGTAGAATCCCTTTTTAATGTTCATAGAAGAAGGTTACTGATTAATGACCCTTATTTAGAGCTAGATAAATTGTGTGCTCATGTTATATTAGTCCTTCAAACGCAATTGGAAAATGCAGATATTCTTGGACAGTCTGCTTACACTATGACTCTAGAAGATTTTCTAGAAAGAAAAGAATACCATGTCAATCAGATTCAGACATTTACTGATGGTCTTGTAAGGATAGATTTTAGCAAGCAGATCTGGATTAAGAAAAAGTTAGTTTCTGAAATCATAAATACGAATGAAGAAAAAATACAGAGGATGATTGCTAAATATCCCGACATAATTTCTGAAATAAACAAGTTCTTTATACCCCATGAAGCTCTTTTAAATGAATGGAGTTATAAAATTCGATATGATTAAAATCTTGATTATGGGTCTGCCAGGTGCTGGGAAAACAACCCTCGCTTCAGTGCTCAAAAACTTTTTAGAATCCAATAATAAAACAGTTACCCATCTTAATGCAGATGAGGTCAGAAAAATCCATAATGATTGGGATTTTACTGAGTCAGGTAGAATTCGTCAGTCTATTAGAATGTTTCATTTGGCTAAAGTGGAAACTTCGGATTTTGTGATAGCGGATTTTGTTGCTCCCCTGCCAGAAATGAGATCTAACTTTTCCCCAGACTGGATAATATGGGTAGATACTATTACTGAAGGCAGATTTATCGACACCAATAATGTATTTGTGCCTCCGAGATTCTACGACTTTAAAGTTACTAAGCAGGATGCAGAAACGTTTTCTAAAATTATAGGCAACCAAATAATTAATAGCCAATAGACTTAAATAACAGACAATATCCCATAAATAACTGATATATTTCTCATTCGGGGTATTAAATGCGCATTGACTCGATTTCTCTATCAGAAGGTTCATCTATAAGTAACTTGACTGTTGCTTCTGGAGCAACATTTTCGATTACCCCTGACATGGGGGAAATGTTTTTTAAGACAACTGATGATAAACTTTATGTTTATAATGGTACATCTTGGTTGGCACTCGTAACTGGCACTTCTGGAGTTACAAGTGTTGCTGGTAGGACTGGCATTGTAACTTTATCGACAACTGATATTTCAGGACTTTCAACGGTAGCAACTTCAGGTTCATATGCTGACCTATTAAATAAACCTGTTATATCTGGATCAAACACTGGTGATCAAACCATTACGTTGGTCGGCGATATTACGGGTATTGGTACAGGGGCTTTTAATACTACACTAGCAACAGTAAATTCAGCACCACTTACTGATGCCTTCAAAAGAATAACAGTAAATGGTAAAGGTTTAGTAACTGCTTCTTCAGCAGTTACCTCGGGAGACATAACTACTGCTCTTGGTTATACTCCATACAACTCAACAAATCCTTCTAGCTATACTTCTAATTTAGGTACAGTAACCGCTGTATCTGTTGCAACAGCAAATGGAGTATCTGGTACAAGTTCTGGTGGTGCCACCCCAGCCCTCACGATTACACTTGGAGCAATTACTCCATCATCTATCTCTACAACGGGAGATGTTACTGTTGGTGGAAACTTTACTGTAAGTGGAACAACAACCACGATCAATGCTACTTCCATGTCGGTGGCTGATCTTAATATTACTATTGGATCTGGCGCTGCCAATGCAGCTGCAGCAAATGGTGCTGGCTTTACAATAGGATCATATGCATCCAACCCAACGATGTTATATGGTAATACATTAGATAATTTCACATTTAACCGTAGAGTAGATGCTACATCATTTTACGGACAAGTCACAGGTAACGTTACGGGCAATCTAACTGGCAATGTTACGGGCAACGTTACGGGCAATGTATCTGGTACTGCAGCAACAATCACTGGTGTTTACGGTGGAAGTCTTACATCACTTCAAGTTACTAATGCATTGACATTCACTCCATACAATGCTACTAATCCAGCAGGATATACTACTAACTTAGGTACTGTTACTCAAGTAACAGCTACTGCGCCAGTTCAATCATCAGGCGGAACCACACCTGTTATTAGTATGCCAAATGCTAGTGCGACAGTATCTGGTTATTTAACATCTACCGATTGGTCAACCTTTAATGCTAAATCAAATACCAGTGGTACCGTAACAAATGTTCCGGCTATTACACTAACGACAACAGGAACGGATATTACAGCATCTGTAGCTAATGGTACCACCACTCCTACAATAACGTTAAATGTGCCATCTGCATCTGGCATAAATAGGGGTTTACTAACATCAGCTGATTGGACAACGTTTAATAATAAATCAAACACTAGTGGTACAGTAACATCTGTTTCCATCACGACAGCGAATGGGATATCCGGTACAGTTGCTACTGCTACTACAACTCCAGCGATCTCTCTTACATTAGGTGCAATTACCCCGTCATCCATTGCAGCTACGGGCACGATTTCTGGTACGACACTTACATCAACTATAGCTTCTGGTACTGCTCCACTTACAGTTACATCGACTACTTTAGTCACCAATCTTAATGCTGATTTATTGGATGGACTTCAAGCTGCGACCGCTAGTACAGCAAGTACTGTTGTTGCTCGTGATGCATCTGGTAATTTTGCTGCAAATTCAGTTACATTTAATAATGCTACAGTGAATGCAAACCCATCAAGTGGTTATGGGTTCTGGGCTGGTGCACCAATTACTTACGGTATATTAATGGCATCTGCTGCAGATGCAACATATGGTGGTAGGATTTCTGGTGAAACCACATCTGACTACAATATGTATTTGACTATGTCAAGTGCTACTAATCGTGGCTTCATCTTTAGAACATCATATGCTTCTCAGATATTTGCTATCAATCCAGATGGTGTCAGAAGTAATGTGGGTGTCACCATCACCGGCGCTTTACAAGCAACCACCAAATCCTTCTTGATTAATCACCCAACTAAATCAGGGAAGAAACTTAGATATGGTTCTTTAGAAGGACCAGAAAATGGTGTCTATGTTAGGGGTAGAACAAAAACAGATACTATCCAATTACCAGAATACTGGTCTAAATTAGTTGACCCAGATAGTATTACTGTAGAATTAACCCCTATTGGCAAGCACCAGAAACTTTATGTTGTGTCTGCAGACAATGATGAAGTTGTTATAGGAAATGAAAATCTGTTTAGTGGAATAGATTGCTTCTACACCGTTTATGGTGAACGAGCAGATGTAGATAAACTTGTTGTGGAATTTTAAACAATGGATATAATTACAATCATCTTAGATGATAATGCCGTGTTATGTTCAACGTCAGAACAAACTGCTCGTCAAAACATATGTAACACCTGCGATAAAAACACTAATAATTTCTGCAATGAATGTGGATGCGTTTTAGAAGTAAGAACAGGTTATAAATTATTAGATTGTCCCTTAGGAAAATGGAATGGCATTTCATTATAATAGATTAGCACATCGTGTAACATATTCAGATATTTTATCTGTTACTTTGTTAAACACTGTGATAACAAAAAATGTTGACGAGAATGGTGGGTATGTTTTTGAAGGGTATCATACTACTGGTGGGTGTGGGACAGCGCAAGATAGTGGATTTTTAATCTTATTAAGAGATGATATAGCCTGGACTAAGATGTGCTTTAAGTGGGAAGGTACTGGCACTGCATCATGCTGGAGTTTTTGCACTACCTATGCAGCTCAGACGACCGGAACACCCAACGGGAACATGTTAACATACAGTGAAGCTAGTGGTGATAGATTACATGATAATTATCTCACATGGGAAAATGTAACATATCAAACACACAATCGTGGATATGCATGTGATAATAATGCTGATAACTTTTTCAGATTTAATCCAACGTTGTATAGACGATTTAGAATGACAATGCGCAGAAATGTTGGAGCTGGACCTGCTGGTGTACACCATGGGCGAAGTTGTAACTCTACTGGAGTTAGTGCTGTATCAAGAATTTCTGATATTTTTATATGGTAGCATCATGAGTTTAACACATTCTCCAAAAATAGTAACAGATAGTTTGGTATTTCATTATGATATGCTCAATACTAATAAATCGTGGAAGGGCTGTCCTACTACCAATTTAATAACAAATCCTATTCCAACAAGTATATCTGGATACACTGCTGCAGGTGGTGTTGGAACACTTACACTAGTTGATAATGCAGCATGTTGGTATAGATCAGCATATGAAGTCTGGGGAGCATATTTAAATATTGATCCATTTTTCACAGGAACACTTGATACTGCTGCAGTATATTCATTATCATTTTTATGGAAGTCTGAAGGTGAAGTTAGTTCATCTTTATATAGTTATAATTTGGTCCAAGGGAATGGTGTCTCAGTCGCTGCTAGTGCAAATATTTTGTCAAACAGTACATATATTGCTAATGGCTGGTATCAATTTAAATATTCATTTACTCCAGCTAATGCAGGTATTGGTGCAGCATATAATAGAGTTATAGTGGCCCAGGCATCCCCCAGTATTCTAATAACAAAATTTTACCTAAAGAACGTGCAGTTTGAAAAATTATCTTATGCATCTCCATTCACCCCATCTTCTCGGTCCACTGCGCAAGCTATATTTGATCTAGTCGGAGGCAATATTATTACTGCTAGTAGTCTAACGTATGCATCTGATAATACATTTAGTTTTAATGGTACCACTGATTATTTAACTATTCCCGATTCATCAAATTTGTCTTTCCCCGATAACAAATTCACATTTGATTATTGGGTTTACTTTAACAATTTAACATCGTCTAATGGAATAATTGGAAAAGGCGGAAGCGGTTGGGAATATGCTATTAGAGCGAGTGGTACAACGGGATTAACATTTACTACTTGGCCACTAAGCGGTTCTGGCCCAGTATATGGAGAGAATACATCACCAGCATTTACTGCGCAAACTTGGTACCATCATAGTTGGGCCTGCGATGGTACCAATTCTAAGTTGTATATCAATGGTACTCTTAGTAGTAGTACTGCTAAAGGATCGCTTAACATGGCTGATGGTACACAACCAGTAACTATTGGTAGGGGTGGTGGCGCAGGCGGACCAAATTATTTAAATGGTAAATTGTCTAATATAAAAATTTATAAGCGGGGCTTAACAGCAGCAGAAGTTACTCAAAATTTTAATGCTACTCGTGGGAGATATGGATTATGAGCTGTAGTATTGGTTCGTCAATAATAACATCTGGGTTGATTTTTGAATATGACATGTCAAATACCCTTAAATCTTTTAAAGGTAAACCATCAACAAATCTATTACCCTATTCTAATAATTTTAGTAGTTGGGCTCCATCACTAGTAACTGCAACAACTGATATATCAACACCATCTCCACTGGCATCTGTAACAACAAATGTTATATCTGATAATAGTGCATTTGCTACCGGAAAGCAAATTGTTACTTCTTCAACAATCAATGTTACACCGAGCTCTACTTATGCTTGCACAATATATGCAAAATCAAAAGAATATCAATTTATAGAATTTCAGGTAGTTGATGCTATAACGCCAGCGAATTTCAATAGATATCCGGTTATCAATTTATTAACGGGCGCTTTATCTCAAGCTTCGGGGACTACTCTAAATTCTGATATTTTTATATCACCATTAGAAAATGGATGGTTCAAAATTACTATTTTGGCTATACTCGGAGCATCAACATCATCATTAAAAGTATCTGCCGGTGGTAGACCGGTGGGGTCAAATGGAAATTATACTGGGGTAATCGGTAGTGGAATATATGTATGTGCATCACAATTAGAATTGGGAATATTTTCTTCACCTTATATACCCACAGCTGTTAGTACTGCTTCTAGATCGACTAGTCAGGCTATTCTTGATTTGGTAGGCATCAACACCATAATGGCATCTAGTCTTACATATGCTTCGGATAACACATTTAGTTTTAATGGAACAAGTGATTTTATATCTAGTCCATTATCTCAACAATTACTTAGCACCGGTTTTTCTGCATCAATAATATTTTATTATACCAGTGTAACAACTAATGATAACCTGATATGCTGGGGTACAGGTGCTTTTAATACTGGAGTAGCAGGAACATGGGAAATTAGAATCAGGGGGAATGCCAGCACCAATGTGGAATTTTCGCCTGGCCTATCAATTGGCGGTGTTGGTGCTCCAACTAGATTATCGTATAATCAAGGTTCATCACCTCTAAATGGTAGAATAGCGGTAATAGATATTACTATGGTTGCTAATGGTGTTGCTTCAATATATGAAAATGGTATTCTAAAAGCGTCAAATGATTATACTGGGGTCGGAGTGAATACTAATACTAATACTCTCTTAATCGGGAAAGCAACTGATACTTTTTTCCCAGGTAAAATTTATGCTGTGAAAGTCTATAACAGAGCACTGTCAGCTGCAGAAGTTGCTCAAAATTTTAATGCAGTTAGGGGTCGGTACGGAATTTAATAAATAGATTTACTTATCTAAGGAATACAAATGGCAGGCAAACTTCTAATTACACCAAATTCTGGATCAACAACTGCTGGTCAAGATCCCACAATTAAATTTCAGGGAACTAGTAATTCTTCTGACATTACTTTACGGGTAACTTCTACCGGGTCATTATCCTTTGAGGGTACAACAGGTCAACTATTTTCTGTTACCGACTCAATGTCAGGTACGATTTATTCTGTTAATGATATTTCTGGTATACCATCAATCGAAGTATTGGATACTGGTTTAATCAAGCTTGCTCAATATTCTGGTAATGTTGTCTTAGGTTCTTCTACAGATGATGGTGTAAACAAACTTCAAGTCACTGGTCCAGTTTCTATTACTGGACAGCTCACTTCTACTCTTGCTACTGGTACTGCTCCATTAGTTATTGCTAGTACTACTTTGGTACCTAACTTAAATGCCGACCTACATGATGGGCTACAAGTAGCAACAGCAAATACAGTAAGTACAGTTGTTGCTAGAGATGCATCTGGTAACTTCGCTGCCGGTACAATCACCGCTACACTTTCAGGAACAGCAACTTCTGTTACTACAAATGCTAACTTAACAGGTCCTATTACTTCTACTGGCAATGCTACAGCAATTGCTTCTCAGACTGGTACTGGTACAAAGTTTGTCATGGACACAAGCCCAGTATTGGTAACCCCTAATATTGGTGTAGCAACGGGAACTTCTTTCAATAGTATTACAGGATTATCTGCAACCTCCCCAGCAATGGATGGTACAGCAACAGTAGGTACAGGTGTTACTGTTGCTCGTGCAGATCACATTCACCCATCAGACACATCGAAGCTATCTTTGTCTGGTGGTACAATGACTGGATCAATCGTCATTCCTACTGGACAAGACATTACTTTAACAGACCAACCAGTTGTTGGTACAGATGCTGCTAATAAGAACTACGTTGATGCAGTTGCTGCTGGTCTTTCATGGAAGAACTCAGTTAAAGCAGCAACCACCACATATATAACTTTAAGTGGAACACAAACTGTTGATGCTGTTGTTTTAGTTGCTGAAGATAGAGTACTTGTTAAAAATCAAACTTTACCTTATCAAAACGGTATTTATGTTGTTAAAGCTGGGGCTTGGGTTAGATCAGCCGACATGGATGCGACTACTCCATTGAATGAATTTAATGGAGCTGGTACACTTGTTACTGGTGGTACTACCTATGACAACACTGCTTGGACTGTTACTTCTACTGTTAACGTGGTTGATAATAGTGATGTCACATGGGCACAATTTAATGGCGCTGCTGGCATTACTGCTGGCACAGGCTTGACATTAACAGGCAATACTATTTCTGTTAATGCATCTCAAACACAAATTACAGCAGTTGGTACATTAGGCTCATTAACTGTCTCTGGAACAATAACGGGTTCAAATCTTTCTGGCACAAATACGGGTGATCAAACATTACCTACTACATTACCAAATCCAAATGCAGTAACATTTAACAACTCTGGTACTGGCAGTGCTTCGGGTACTACATATACCGGTTCAGCAGCACCTACTATTTCATATAATACAATCGGAGCCCAGCCACTAGATGCAGACTTGACTGCTATCGCTGCCATTGCAGATGGGTCAACGGGATTATTAAAGAAGACAGCAGCTAATACTTGGTCTCTAGATACAACAGCATACTCAACTACCTCAGGCACCGTAACATCTGTTGCTGCTCTTACATTAGGTACAACTGGGACCGATGTAAGTTCATCCGTTGCAACTGGGACAACAACTCCAGTTATTACTTTAAATATTCCTACGGCTTCTTCTTCAAATAGAGGTCTTCTTTCAGCTGCTGACTGGACTACGTTTAATGGTAAACAGGCAGCGGGTTCATATCAATCACTTGATGCAGACTTAACTGCTATTGCTGGACTAGTTGGTACATCGGGCTTCTTGAAGAAGACTGCAGCTGATACTTGGTCACTTGATACGACTGCTTATACTGCTAATTTAGGAACAGTAACTTCTGTTTCTGTCACCACAGCTAATGGTGTTTCTGGTACTGTTGCTACTAATACAACTACACCAGCCATTACACTTACATTAGGTGCAATCACTCCTTCTTCAATATCTACTGCAGGTCAAATTACATCCACTGTTACTACCGGTACTGCGCCTTTAGTTGTTGCTTCCACCACAGTTGTTACTAATTTGAATGCCGACTTATTAGACGGATTACAGTCATCTGCATTTGCAACTTCAGGGCATAATCACACGGGAGTTTATCTTACTGCAGAAGCTGATACGTTAGATTCAGTTACTGGAAGAGGAGCCAGCACAGCAAATGCTATTACATTATCTGCAGCTGTACCACTTATACTAAGCAATGCAACATCAAACACCATCACGACGGGTACTGACTCCAATCTTTTTATTACATCTCGTAATTCATCTGCTGCTAGTACCGGTAATGTGTCAGTTTATACCGGCGATTCAACCTTTGCCGGCGGATCTGCTGGCGCAATTGCTATTAGGCCCGGTCAAGGTTCAACAACAACCGCGGTTGGCGCCGGCTTAAGCCTACAAGGCGGTACAACTAATGCGCCAACATCTGTTGGCGGTCATTTATCTCTTTGGGGCGGGTCCTCATACACTAATGCTACTACATCCGGAACTGGTGGTAATGCATTTATTTTTGGTGGTAGAACATATAATGCCACTGGATCAAAACAAGGAGGACACATTTATATAGACGGCGGGAATGATGCAAGTACTCCTGCTAGTTATGCTGCTACTGCTGGTTCTGTAAATATTGGTACGAATGGTAGTGGATATTATGGTACCGGTACATCTGCTATTAACATTGGCAGTACATCAGCGACAACAACCGTTAATGGTACTGTAAAATTACCAAATGTTGGTACATCTGGTTTCGTTAAACTAGGTGCAGGCGGACAACTTTCAAATGATACCACAACTTATGTAACTAGTATTGGTGTTACTACTGGTAGTGGAATTTCTGCTACAAGTTCTGGGGGTGCTACACCTTCACTCACGTTCACTTTAGGCGCATTGACTGGTACATCTTTTAATTCTATTACTGGTTTAGCATCTGTTGCCCCAGTTATGAATGGTACACAAACACTGGGTGTTTCCACATTAGCAGCACGCCAAGATCACGTTCACGCATCTGATACATCGAAGTTATCTTTGTCCGGCGGAACAATGACCGGGTCTATTACCATTCCTACTGGTCAAGATATTACTTTAACAGATTTGCCCGTCGCTGGTACAGATGCAGTTAATAAAAATTACGTTGATGCAGCTATTACTGGACTTACGTGGAAAAACTCTGCTGCAGCTGCAACAACAACAAATATAAATCTTACGACTGGCGGATTATTAGTTATTGATGGATATCAGACTGTTGCCGCTGATAGAATTCTTGTTAAAAACCAAACTGCTGGTGCAGAAAATGGTATCTATGATGTTAATGCTGGTGCCTGGACCCGTTCTGCCGATGCAAATACCGGTACAGAACTTGATCATGCTACAATATTTGTAGAACATGGAACTGCTCAAGCTGGATCAGGTTGGACAGTATCTAATTTAACAACCCCAACATTAGGTACAACAGCAATAACATTTGCTCAGTTCACTGGTGGTGCGTCAATTACTGCTGGATCCGGGTTAACACTAACAGGAAACTCACTTTCTGTTAATGCATCTCAAACAGGTATTACTACAGTAGGTACACTAGGCTCACTTGCCGTAACTGGAGCAATATCCGGGTCTGCATTAACATCCACTGTTACGACCGGTACTGCGCCTTTAGTTGTTACTTCTACAACAATGGTTGCCAACTTAAATGCCGACTTATTAGATGGAAATCAAGCTAGTGCATTTGCGCTAAGTAGTCACACACATGGCAACATTTCTAATACAGGTGCAATTGGCACTACTGCTAATTTACCGATCATAACTACTACTTCTGGTGTACTTGTAACTGGTACTTTCGGTACAGGCGTTGGCACATTCTGTGCGGGTGATGATTCTCGATTAGCAACTCAAACAGCAGTATCTGGGCAAGCTGGGTATGTAGCAAGTTCTCTTACGTTTAATTCTTCTGGGACTGGTGCTGCTTCTGGAACAACATTCAATGGATCTGCAGCACAAACTATTTCTTACAATACAATCGGTGCACAAGCAGCTGGAAGTTATGCAGCAGCGGGGGCGACTACTTATGTAGGTACTACAGCTATTGCTCTTAATAGAACATCTGCTGCACAAGCACTTACCGGTATTACTTCTATTGATGGTTATGCTTCTATATTGAATACCGCAGGAAATTATCAAGTCTCAAGACTTGGAGTAGGAGTAGCACCAACAACTGCTTGGAGCTTTACGGGATCAATAGACGTTGGACCTGGTGCAGCATTTACTGGAAATGGTTCAGTATTTTCAGCAATGATGGCGGCTAATGTATACTATAACGGCACTAACTGGATATATAAAAATAATGGATTCACCGGAAGAGTTGTTGCTAACTCTGGTGGTACTGGAGATATAGATTTCTATACTGCACCTTCAGGAACAGCGGCTGGTGTTGCCACAGAAGTCAATGTATTGAAGGTTACAGCAACTGGAAACGTTGCCATTGCATCTAGCGGAACATCTGGGGGCCAGTCTGGCACTGCCCAACTACAGGTTGGAAAATATGGAGCATCTGGTGTAACACTGGCAGAAATTTCTATTGATGCTGATGCGACTACAGGTGTAAGTCAGTTGACCTTCGGCGGTGGTGGCAGTGCTGGCTACCCAAGAGCTTACATTAACTATAACCACTCTACTGATACACTAACATTTCACCCTAGAACTTCTGCTGTAGAAATCAGTCGAGATGGCAATATAGGTATGGCCGGTGCAGCAGCAACAACAAGAGCATTTAATGATACCGGAAGTTCTATTATTGTAAGTGACAGAGTTACTGCTTTATATGGTGAAGGTGGCGCTGGCACTCCTGTTACGTATCTGTCCACTAATGCCTATTATTCGAATGTGTTTGGAGTAGGGACAAGCTGGCAAGGGCAAGGTACCGGTTCTGCATCCGCAATATATGGACAGGGCCTTGGCACCCATACCTGGTCATCTGCAGGCGGCACTGGAACGTTAACATTGTTACAACAAATGGCATTAGATGCTCCAGGTAATTTAACTGTGGCTGGGGCAATATCCGGCTCAAATCTTTCCGGTACAAATACTGGTGACAATGCAGCAAATTCAAACTATGCTTCTGATTATAGAGCTGCTAACTTTGTTGCTGGAACTAACTATGTAGCTCCATCTGCTGTAACTTATGTAGGCACAACTTCGATAGCACATAATAGAGCTTCTGCAGCACAGTCACTTACGGGTATTACATCTATTGATGGTTACGCAGGATCAACAGTGGCTGCTGTAACATTTAATAATGCCGGAACTGGTGCTGCTTCTGGAACAACATTCAATGGATCTGCAGCACAAACTATTTCGTATAATACTATTGGTGCAGCAGCTTCGGGACACAATCACACTGGCGTCTATCAGCCACTAGGTGCTGACTTAACAGCTATTGATTCATTAGCAGGGACATCTGGTTTCTTAAAGAAGACTGCAGCTGATACATGGTCACTAGATACGTCTGCTTATGTTACTGCTTCTGTTATTCTAACAACAGCAGCCCAAACAAATATAACTTCTGTTGGCACACTTACAAATCTTCAAACTACTTCTCTTGGTGTAGGTACTGCAGCCTCAGGTACTGCAGGTGAAATTCGTGCTACTAACAATATTACTGCTTACTATTCTGATGATAGATTGAAAACTAGAACGGGTAATATTGAGAATGCTCTAGATAAAATTTCTACTCTTGATACATTCTACTACCATGCAAATGAAACTGCTCAAGCATTAGGATATGAACCAGTGGATGAAGTAGGCATCTCTGCTCAGCAAGTTCAGGCTATCATGCCACAGGTTGTAGCACCTGCTCCAATTGACGATAAATACTTAACGGTACGATATGAAAGATTAGTACCGCTTCTTATCGCTTCTATTAAAGAACTTAAGGCCGAAATCGAGGCTTTGAAGGCAGGTAAATAATGGTAATGCCCACAACAACTGCTACTGCTATTACATTTGATAATCTTAGGACAACATTCAATGGGGCAACACCCGTTAGCCTGAATGATTATCATGCTAGTGGAATGTATATGGCTGCAGGCGCAACAGGTACGTATGGCGCAGTGCCATCGACGGGTGCCATATCGATGAATAATTTGTATGGCACTACAGTAGATTTAATCCCTGCTGCAAATAGTTTTACAAATGTTGGTGGTGCATCATTAAGCACGTACTATTATTCAAATATAATTACTGTGACCGGGCTTCAGCCAAATTATCCTATTCCCGTCAGTATATACACTTCCGGCTCGTCAACTTATTTTGCAGCTGGTTCCACAGTCCCCGGATCATTTATTTCATCTGGTACCATGAATGTAACATCGACTAGCAGTGGAACCATTGTTATTCAGTGTCTAGTTTATTCTGCAGCGACGCTGGGTGGTGCAAATTACATACTTTTAAATGTGGGTGGGACTTCCAATTATGCAAATTTCACCGTAACTAATAGATTAGCGGATTTAATCGCATCCAATTATGGACAATTCTCGAGTAATACATCGGTCGTAGTTGGATATTCGTCAACATCCCAAGTTATAGTTGCTGGATTAGAACCTAGCTATAGTATTCCCATATCATGGAGTGGTACTGGTCTTGGTGGATTTGATGCTGCATCTGAGGCATCTGGGCTAACAGGTCTATATAATCAAAATAGTAGAAATGTCACTACAACGGCGTCTGGCACATTAGTTTTAGTATCAAGGGCCATTGACCCAGGGCTCTACACAACTCCTGGGGGTACAGTAACTTCTATGAATACTATTACTGTTGGACAAACACCTAGCATTTTTACCCACTATATAAATGTGATCACTCCGTTAGATTATACCATGGCCCAAGACCAAGCAACTCTTGGCACCACCACGGGTACTGCATTAAATCAAAATATTGTATCTGCCATTTATAATATATCTGGTGTTACTGCTTCAACACAGTTTGGCATCTGTGCTTTTAGTGCCACTGGCGCTTTAACGACGTCATGTGGTATAGATGCTGCAACAACAAGTGCCGCCCTAACAGGTGTATATTCTTACGGAAGTACTGCAGCACTACAGCAAAAATTTGTGACATCATCATCTGCAGGTTCTTTCTATATTAGAGTAAATGGATATACAAACAATGTATCAGGTAGTTCTAATTACATTAAAGTCTTTATAAATGGTGTTCCCGGTAGTAATACCATGAACCCAACACAATTCGCTAAGCTTTATCTCAAATTTTAGTAGCTTTATTTTCTGGTATTATCAGATATTTGTCTATTCTAAAATGTCTTTCTAGTGGTTCGATAAGTCCATTTTTCATAACATCATTGAATAATCGCTTTGCGGAAAAATGATCTATTGAATATGCGTGCGGATTATTCATTGACGCAAAATTTGTATTATGCTGATGAAATCTGTCTATCCCGCTATCTAATGATATAATGGAACTTCTTGGTAGATGTCTTACATGTTCCAAATAGAGTTTAGCACTGGCTTCCAGAATGATGACCGGCTGCTGATCTCTAATGCACTGTTCCCATATTGCTATGTGATTAAGTAGTCGAGTTACTTGTCTATATGTCAAATTTATGTTTGCTACTTTCAGATGATTCAACCATTCTGCACCAGCATACTTTTTTGGAGCGACAATATTTTTAACAACAACATCTTTATAATCATCTTGACCGGATAATTTGGCCATGTTATCTAAAATATTAAATGATTCATTTACTTCATACTGCAAATGAAACCGTTCTGCACTTTCAATAGACGCAGAATCATTTAACCCGGCAATAATAAAACAATGCTCAACGGTATATGAATATTCTCTTTCTAGTTTAAATCCTGTAGCAAGTGGTAAATTCCACTTATTGATCATTAGATTATGATTTTCGGACAAGTTTCCATTTATTTGATCGTGCGTAAATTTTCGTTGTTTTTCTGGATTAATCATGGGGAAACTCCTGGAATATCATAGGTATATTTTCTACCGCCAAGTATGTCATTTTTATTCTCTTCATCGGACCTTTCATTTATTGTTGATAATTCTACGGCATCATCACCATCGCAAGCATAAATTTCCGTTTGAACTATTTCAAATTCTCCTATTTCAGCAACTGTATCAATAGGGTTAGTTAATCCATCCCCTAAAACCTTCATAAACAATCTTCTTGCCATCATTGGATCAATCGCATACGCATGGAAACCCATTGGGAAAATATAATTCTGATTTATAATATTTGGAACAGGATTCCTAATATTGGGTCTTGCCACAACTTTATGTTCGATGACTTTGTCTGTTATCTCGGATAATGTTTTAACACCAAACATTTGTTTAATCTGCTCCATCTCAATAGAATGTCCTAGATATTCTATCGCATTGTAGAATTTAAATCTATCATAATTCTGAAACATTATCGCATCATGCTCTAGGACAACAATCGGTTTATCCAATCGCATACACTCTGCCCACAATGCAAGATGTCCTAAAGCACAAGCCACCTCTGTAATACTCAATCCATGATCTACGAGTTTAAACCATTTCATATAATCCGCATTTTTAAGATGATCAGGTGTCTTAATGGTTTCTCTATCTGTGCCATCATATCCGTAAAAAGGAATAATATTTTTCTGCCCGACTTTTTCACAAGATGCAATACAGCGAACCAATCCTTTTGCCGCTCTTTCATTATCTTTGATAGTTAAAATGTAGGTGCCGTAAATTTCTCTATCATAGTTATTGTTTAAATTTAGGTATTCATCAAATTTCACTGTGATCGGAACAACAGTGTTCTCCGGGATTTGTTTATCAATATTTCTGAGAATTTCTATTTCTTGCGGTAGAGTACACCACCAAACTCGACCAATAATGCTCAAAGTTCTATATCGTTTTAGGATATGTTCAACGGCTAATACTACGCCGGGAAATTCTACACTATCGAAATCATCACCACCAATAATTCCACCAGCTTTTATCTTTGGTAACCAAGCAGCAATATCCGAAAAAACATCTTCATATGAGTGGCCAGCATCAATAAAAACAAAATCTAAACTTGCATCTTCATATTGTTTAGCAACGTCTACACTTTTACCGCGAACAGGATTAATCCTGTGTTTTATAGGTTCGATATTCTTTAGAAAATCTTCATACAAAGTTTTGTTAACAACGTTTTCTATGCTTGAATGTTCTACTGAACCTTCCCAGGTATCAACGGCGTCAAACTGAATATCTTTACCGGAGTTTTCTATTTCAACCCCCATAACAGATGCTGATTGACCCAGCCATGAACCTACTTCGACAAAATGCTTTTTATCTGAGGTGGCCTCTCGTACCATTTTCATATAAAAATCTCTTTGCTCGATAGAGCACCAGCCAGGTATTGTCTGATAAATATGTTCCATGTTTATTATGCGATAATAGTTACTATGGGGTATTTATCTTTTAGGTAATCAGCAATCTATAAATATTGCTATTACAAGGAGAATTATATGCGCTACATCAAAGTTGCAATTCAGGGGCTCTTACTTATTCTCTTAAGTATCATTGCTCCAATCTTAGTCATCTTTACCATTCCTTTCATTAAGTGGGATGATAAGATTACTACTCAACCTCAACGAACTCTTCCACCAGTCCCAACCTACATGGGTGACCTGCCTTGGTGGTTGTCCTGGTTTCAGACACCTGATAACCGTCTACCTGGCGACCTCGCTATTCCTGAAGTCAAATCCGTTTTCGACAAGCATGGGAAAAATGTCTGTGCTTGGTACTGGATGGGTCTAAGAAATCAGGTTATGGGTCTTGCTGTTTGGATGGGTTCACAGACTTCTGACTATGCCCCAGAACGCGTAGAAGGCTTGTGGGAACGCACCGATGTTTATGGGACTATATGGAAGTACACCAAGGTAATGGGTAAAGTTAAATTTATCCTTGGATACAAAGTCTATGCAATGTTAGACGGAACTTTCCGTTCTGCACCAACACTCGGTTTAAAATGGGTTGATTAACTTATTCCGAGCATAAGAAAAGGGCTTCTAAGAAGCCCTTTTCGCTGAGTTAGATTTGGTTAGTTACCTGGGAAGTATGTGCTTCGAACGATAACTTGAACTTGTTCACCGAGTTGAGGCTGACGGTTCATGAAACCTTGCATTTGAAGTTGGTTGTATTCGACAACGAATGAGTAACCAACGATACGTTGTTCGTATGTGGTTTCGCATTGCTGTTGATTTGGCTGGTACTGATTGCGAGAAGCTTGATTTTGTTGTTGGTTCATGTTGTTACCGACCAATGCACCAGTAGCAGCACCTAAGGCAGTAGCAGCAGTTTTACCCTGTCCACCACCAACTTGATTACCAACGATACCACCAGCAATCATGCCAATGATTGTTCCAGCATTCACTGAAGACCCGCTTTGTTCCTGGTATTGAGGTTGAACCGAATTGACTGGATAGCAGGACTTACCAGTTGCAACACTCTTCATTACAGGATTACCGACCGAGATAACTCGACCATAAACTCGCTGGGTGTGAACAATACCGGGACCAGAAGCACCATCCGGCATACGTTCATTGACATCGGGGAGATAGTTATTGACAGGTTGTGCCATAACAGACGTGACAGAAAGTGCCAATACAAGAGCAGAGAATTTAAACATACAATTTTCCTTTAAGGTTACCATTTATGGTGTAATTATACCATAAAACTAATCAGGTGTAAACTTATTTATGGCAACCGTTTGATGACCGTCAATTCCCCAGCCTCATCAATTGTAACAATTTCGACTGGATAACCCCAAAGCAGATGAACATGTTCCAGGGTTTTCTCTGCACTGGACTGATGTAAGGAACGACCCATATATGGTCGATATTCCAGAGTAAGAGTTCTATCCCCAGTCATTTTCGCGGACTTAACAACGATGTCAGGGATATGATTAATCGGGTTATGCTGACGAGCAAAATCTCTACGCATCTGGGAATAACCGATATCATCTGAGACATCCTTTACGAGACCCAAATCATCCATTACTTCAACAGACATCATCTTGTACTTACGCATTAAGGTAGGCGACATAAACTGTTCAATGAAACTCTCATCTCGATAATCGAACGCAGCATTCTTGACTTCAGTTCTCCAATCTTTACCGACCAGGTCAGGAAACCACACTTCATCTTCTTTCGTTGGGTCCGAACATATCCGTCTTACTTCTTTAAGAATATCAAAGCCTAGGGCATAAGGGTTGAAATCACCTTTATAATGCTTCGAATGCATGTCTGGTTGATAGATAACGTTTGAATGTAGGTGTAACCATGCAAGCTGGGCGTCATCTGAAATCAAGCCCTTCTTTTCCAACTCATCCATGATGTAGAAGTGGGTGAAGGTAGCCATACCCTCATTCAAAATCTTATCCTGACCTTGAGGATAGAAGTACTGACGGATTTTGTAAACGATACGAAGAATTTCTCTCTGCCATTTCTTCATGTTTGGAGCATTCTTGTAGATGAAGTAGATCAGATTTTCTTCATCTCCAACATCATCCAAATCCTGCTCTGTCGGTTCTTTCTTAGGCGGTTGAATAGAAGTTGTTTGGATAATGATGTCTAAATCTTTCTGAAGCTCATCAGCTTTTTTGACATCCATCGCCGCCTGTTGTTCTTCATTAATCTTCTTTTTATGCTTACGCTTTCTCTTATCAACGCCTTGCATAGAAATGGTGTGAGCTGCATCTAGCAACATTTCAACTTCATCTGCACCGTATCGTGCTTCACAGTCCTGGATATAGTTCTTAGCAAAGATTAGATAATCGATAATCGAACCAGCACTTGTCCATTCCTTAAACATGTAGTTGTTCTTGAAGACCGCTGCATGACCAACGCCTGCGTGTGCCATAACAAGTGCTTGGGTAACTGCATTATTTTCTTCCATCAAATAACTTATACAAGGATTTGTATTGATGACAATCTCATAAGCAAGTCCCATACTTCCCTTTTGATATTTGTTCCAATTTTTCAGAAACTCTTTGCCAAATGACCAATGACTATAATTTACCGGCATCCCGATTGACGCGTAAGCGTCAATCATTTGCTCTGCCGAAATTACTTCGAATTGTGGTTCATAATAATCTAATTTTAAATCATTTTGGCCAATGTCTTCTATATGTCCCCATATGTCCTGCAGTAATGCGGGTGTCCAATCGGTACGAGATGTGATTAATGGTTTCATATCATCCTTTTTATAAATAACTATAATATTTATGGAGAACTAAAATGTATTATGTCTATCAGTATATTCATCCTGAAACAAATTTACCCCTGTATATCGGTAAGGGTCAAAGAGACAGGTTAAATGACCATTGGAAATTAATTTGTCAGGGTAAGCGCACGACAAATTCTCACTGGACAGCAAAACTAAATCAACTAAGGTCATTGGGTTTAATTCCTATCATTGAAAAAATAAAAGAAAATCTAACTTCCGAAGAAGCACTGTTAATTGAAGAAGACTTAATAACAAAATACGGTAGAAGAGATTATGATGAGGGAGGTATTCTTTACAATCATTTAAAGAGAGCAAATGATTGGACTGGTGCTAAACACTCTACTGAAAGCAAAATCAAAATTGGACTTGCTCATAAAAATAAAAAACTCGAAGATTGGCATATTGAAGCAATTAAAAAAGCAAATACTGGGAAAATAAAATCAAAAGAAACTTTAGAGAAAATGTCCATCGCTCAAAAGGGAAAACCTAAGTCAAAAGAAGCGTGTGAAAAAATGTCCATTGCTGCGAAAAATAAACCTAGAAGTGCAGCACAACAAGAAGTATTTGAAAGAGCATCGAAAAAGTCTCATAGTAAAGAAGCACGGGCTAAGCAAGCAAAATCAATGATGGGCAAAAAACATTCTCCAGAAACAATTGCTAAAATGAGCGAGAAAGCAAAATTAAGGTGGTCTAAGACTTCTTCTTCTTAAAAACCCGTTTAAAAATCTCGTAGCAGTCATCTGCTGTTTCAATAATGGATAGAACCATTTTATTCTTCTCTACATTTCCCTGTGCTTCTTCATATGCACACCAAAGATTTGTATCTGGTCTTTCTTTATTACCAAAGAATAGTGCATACTTTTTACCAACTTCTACATAACTAAACATCTGAAGTTTATCAACAAGATACCCTGGACCACTCATTTCTGCTATTACAGCATCATTATCCATTGGCCAGTTATCCCCATCACTTGCATGTGACACATAGATATTTGTTTCATTTGGGTTATACCGTTCTTTGACGATATTGCTTACCATCTTTAGAGCTGGGGATACACTAGTGCCACCATTTACACGAGTACTAAAGAAATCATCTTCACTCATTTCAAATGCTTCATCAGTATGGGCGATGAATACCAATTCTGTACGTTCGTATCTACGTTTGATAAATGCATACATCAAAGCAAACCATCTACGTGCAATAGTCTTTTCATTTTCGCCCATTGACCCAGAAATATCCATGACCATAATAAGAACAGCATCAACCGTCTTAAGAGGTTTTGGTTCTTTCTTGCGATATCGTAAGTCTGATTTATCGAAGTTGTCAAGGTAGATAAACTTGTTAGCAAGTTCTTCTAAACGAACCTCAATTTCTGCAATGCGAATTTCTGCAGGAAGTAACTGCCCAACTTCTTTTACTATTGGGAGACTTTTTGTAAGCAGTAATAGTTCTGTTTCAAGTGCTTCCTTTTCTTCTAGGTAAGGACCCGTTAATGCTTTCCTTCTACCCAAAGCTTGTTTGAAAGTTCGAATGATACTTAGTTGAGCTGGGGTTCCGTTCGTAGAAAATCCTGCGGGCTGCTGAGTATTGTCAGATTTCTCAGTGTATTTTTCGTGTGTTAGATTTGGTAGTTCACAATCCTCAAAGAACAAATCGAAAAATTCATCCTTTGCTACATTGATAACAAAATCATCTTCACCTCTATCTCCTGGTCCACCACCGCCAGAAGATTTTTCTTCAGAAGGTAATTCAATTTCATCGCCACGGTTATACTCTGTATTACCAATGATAATTAAAGTACGTTCACCATCCCTTGCGTAAGCAAAATACGGTTCTTCTAGTGCTTTACCAGAAATTTTTACTGGACTGCTAACATTAGAATGTCCACCAACTGCCTGAGCTCCTGCTCCAACATTCTGTGGCATCGACGATTTGATAAAGGACTTTATTCTCTTGATAAGTTTTTCTCGATTAGGAAGAGATTTTCCTTTACCAACTGTTCGCCTATCGATTAAAATAAAGGACATTATGTTATTCCTAAGTAAGAATTAATTTTTTCTTTAATATTGATATTTCTATACAGAATGAAAATGTGATCATTTCCGATTTTCCCGCTTACCTTAAAATATCCATCTGCTCTAGCAATTCGTGAACTAATTTTAGAATATGCTTGTGCTCTATGTTCTGTTTTTTCCTTATCTGCTGCATACTTAGCAGAAAACCAAATTACATCTTCATTGTTAAATTTTTCCCTAATTGCATTACTCACAATACTTATAATCTGAAATTCATTTTTAAATAAATTGGTCATTTCTAAAGAAGGTCTACCATCCTTTGATATAGAAAAATAAACTTCAACTGCTGGGATACCATCAAACTTATCATGAACTGCAGATATGAAATATTTTTCACCAGCAAACATAAATGAGGTATGATGTTCATTGCCACTAGTAGTCCACTTCATATCTAATCTAGTGTCCCCTATTTCAAACAGCAGCATGTCAGTCCTTTGTTTCTGGTGGAATGGTATTCATTCTCGCAGCTAGCCTATGGGCATATTGAACCTTCTGATAATAGTCAGCAAAGTCACCATGAATTTCCAATGAAGCATCATGGCAGAAATCTTCTGATAAAAGAACAACCCTATTAGACATTCCAGGCTTGATGTTTGGCCATTCCTGAACCATCCACGGACCATTTTCATGGTCCAAATCTGTAGGTGCTTCTAGTTCTAGTGTGTTCATATTATCTCCTAAGTTTTCCGGTTCGCCATCCACCAATCTACAAGAGTGCGGATTTGGCGGTCTGTATAACCCTTTGTACGCATACGATCCACAAAGTCATCATGCTTCTTCTGTTCTTCTGTTGAACCTTTTGGAGCAAAGGATACGATTGGCATGATCTCCGTTGTAGCAGTGAACATTTTCTTTTCGATAACGATCTTGATTTTCTCGTATGCATTCCACTTTGGCATCTTGCCTTCATTCTTAGAACGATAGCGAAGTGTGTAGTGAATGATGTCATTACGGAAATCCTTAGCATTCACAATGCCTGCTGCCTTTTCGGTTTCTTCTAACTTAGCATTCAAGTTTTCGCGATTGAGAAGGGTGTGAGTTTCTGGATCGCGAACGGTTGTTTCATCAAGCCAGGCTTCTGCAAACAAGCAGTAACGTTCAAACATTGTCTGACCGAAATCAGAGTAGCTTTCAAGGTAAGCAATACGAAGTTCTTTGTCGATGAACTCAAAGTAGCGAGGCTGAACCCACTGCTTAATGTAAGTCAAATATGTTTCGTAACTTTCTTTAGGAAGGTGTTCACGCTTAAGAGCTTCTTCCAATACGAACATTAAGTCGATTGGGTTAGCTTGAATTTCTTCAGGGCGTAGGTTGTATGTTTGAGAGATAAGCTTGAAGCCAAAACGAGTAGATAGTCCCGTCATACCTTCGTCGATACCCGCTGCTTCTTTATATTCATCGTAAGGCTTAGAGGATGGCATTGTGTCTTTAACGTTCTCGCCGTTATAAACTTTCATCTTAGCAAAGATGTTAGAATTTTCTGGTTCACGAAGACGTGTAAGCACCATGAATTC